GCGGTGACAGTACCGGCTAGCGCTGTGGTGACGCGGCGAACACCAAGAGCTAGAGTGATTAAACCGCTCTCAGCTAGCGTAGCTGTGCCAACTAGGGTTGAGCCAGATGGGCCGGTTGCGCCTTGGTTGCCTTGGATACCCTGAGCGCCTTGCGCTCCCGTGTCGCCTTTAGCGCCCTGTGCTCCAGTGGAACCCTGCGCTCCCGTTGCGCCTTGAGGACCAGTCGCACCAGTCATCCCGGCAATACCAGCAGCGCCAGTGTCACCTTTAGGCCCCATCAATCCATATGCTGGCTGTCTTACACTCATGCGCCGTATCCATACCAAAGTCGCAACGGAATAGGCGTACCAACACTCGACAACGGAAACGCTGGTGTATCAAATGCCTTAGCGCTCATGAACAAAGGATATTGTGTCGTATAGACAGACCAGTGCCCAGGCGGAAACAACCAGTCAATGCCGTCGCCACTCGCCATAACAGCCTGAGTTGGCGCAGGACCGGCAGGAACGGGCATAGATGTTCCGCGCAACTCAACGCAGCAGTTATTGGGGTTAAACACCAGAAATGCCGTGTAGTCGGGCTTAATCATGCCATCAGGTACTGTGTAAGCAGACGCCGTAGTTGTTCCTACAGGCACCAGCAAGGCCTGCGTCATGCGGCGAAATGGAAAGACGCCTTCACTCATTGCATCACCTATGCATAAGCTAGATTGAGGGCGAGAATATCGGCAGCCGTGACAGCAGTCGCATCAGCGTCGGCGACACCCGTCACTAGCGCGTAACCAATACCAGCCGAAAAATACATTCCTTTTGGGAATGACAGATCAAACTTGGCTTGTGGCGCCAGGTACTCTGTCCAAATTGGGACATCTGTTCCGACCGTAGGTGCAGTCGCCTTGTTGTAAATCTTGAGGTAGCGCGCTGCAGCGTTGGAGTTGTAGCCGCTCACGCGGAACAAGTCACCAGCACTAGACTTAGCCACGGTGGCGTTTGTTGTAGCCGCAGATGAGACAATGCGGGAAGCTTGGTTTGGCTTTCGTTCACGGTCCCAACCGGTGCCATTGAATGCAAATGGAGCGGACATTAGAAAGCGGTTCTGAGTACCTTGGGATGTATCAGAACCTACTGAAATCAGCGCGCCGTTTGAACCATTATCCGCGCCTGTTCTCAGGTCGCCGGTAATGTAAACTCTAGTCGATCCGCTAGTAGTGAGTTGAAGCGCATCCACTTGACCAGTTGTTAACGCTGGCAATGTTGAGTTATATTCGCCACCGGCAACTCCCGGGCTTTCAGGTGTACCTCCACCACCACTCACAAAAAGCGGTGATGCGGCACTACCAACATTTATGTCGGTGGCCGGGTTGGCAGGGTTGGGAATAGCAAGAGTTACACGTTGTGCCATGGTAATTTATCCTGTTCTATATCTTGATCGCTTCACAACGAGCCGCTGGCGGTTAAAATCCATGCAGCGCCGTCATATTCCACATCAGCCCACTGCCCGGCGGATAGAGTTTTAATCGCGGAGCCATCTGACACAATTAGATTAAAAGCACCAGTTGATGCCGCAGACCGGATAAATCGGAAATTAGCGCCAAGATACGGAGATGTCAGTGTTGCTGTCCGATCTGCTGTAATTGGAGAATTCCATCGTTGAACCCGCGTAGCAGTCAACGGAGAAATTGATGCAGAGACATCCCCCCTATCCGTTTTACCGGGGATAGTCCGGTTCCTATAAATACCAACCCAAGTTCCCGAATTTCCTGAAGCGGTGCAAAGCCAACGTTCTATAAGGCTGGTAGCGTCGGTGTTGTTTACAACCTGCCCAGCGCTCCAAAAACCATTGGTTACTGGCGAAGGAGCAGCAGTTCCAAAGTTCCATGCATTACTAGGATGCTCTCTGATAATTATAGTACCAGACCCACTTTGACGGCGGGGTCGGGTTATATAATCTGAAGCAATTTCAGATACATCTAGAGTTAATGTTCCTCCGCTAGAGCAGGAAACGGCATAACCAAGGTTATAATCATGATCGGACGCATTGCGAACGTGAATGTTGCTTATAGAGGCATACTGATCTGGGCTGGCACCCCCGGCAATGGAAACACCCGTTACCACAACGCCTGAATTTGGCTTACCAGAAGTTTTGCAGCCTACATTGTTAATAAAAACACCAGCGCCAGGCTTAACCTTGTTTACTGTAACGACAGCTCTAGTCAGGCTTGGATCGTCTGTTCCGAAACTCTCGCAGTAAACATTATTAACAAAAAGGGATGACGCGCCGCCGAAATAATATGGTTGGTGTCCAGTCAATGCAGAAGCATGGGTGTTATCAACAAACCAGCCGCTCGCTGGTTCTATATATACTGCAGAAGTGCCACCAACACCTGCTGTAAAGTTCATCAACCAACAATCGGTATAAGTGGTGTCCTCGCCGTCCTCGCCGCCACCAACGAACAAATGTCTGCCCAAGCATCCTTCAGACCTAATATCTAGAAGCCGAGCCCCGACAGAATTTGCCGCAAAAACCGTGCCATTTTTATAGTTTGTAGGCATATGAATGTTATCGTTCGCTGCGTTGCGAACACGGATATCTCGGATAATCGGCCTGAAATGGCAAGGCATAAGCGCATTGCCAGAAACATTGTTGGCTTTGTTACCGTCAAAATCCAAACCTGTTATGGTGCATGTCCTCCCCAACGATTGGCTACTCTGAAGCCAACGATCAGCAACCGCTAAGTTCTTATTTGCTCCATCTTTAAGCTTGATCCCACTATCCCAGAATGAAGACCCAAAATAGGTTCTGCCTCCTTTTAGCTCAAACTCACCACTGTGGATATATTTTTTACCAAAGAACATCATCTGTCCGGTTACAGATGCTGCATTCATAGAATCAAGCGCTAAGGTGTCGTCTGCCATCCCGTCGCCGAGGGCGCCAAACTGCTCAGGCGTCAGCAAAGGCAAAAGAGCCATTAATTGCTGCTTGCTACGTAACGGGGTCATACCCTCATTGTTAATCAACCCAGCTTCAGCAACGGGTTGAGAAGCATACGAAGCCAGAATAGCAGGGCCTACTGCAGCAACAGCAATGGCGTCAACCTGCGCTTCAATAGCGTCAATGTTCAAAACCCCCAGAACGGAAGTAAGATCAGTTCCAACAACCTGGGAGCCGGGGCCAACTGGCAATTGCGCTAGATATTCGCGCAGATAACGCGTCTCAATGTTTTCTAAAATTGGATCAGGCATTGCTCACCGGGACCGATATTTTGTTGCCGTTGTCGTCAAGCAGTATAGCACCGTTATCGTCCAAAAGCCATGCACGGCCTGGAGGTGGGTCTGCTACTGGGCCACCTAGTGTGCCGGGATAGGCGATAGCCAGACGAAGCCCTGAGAACCGCCTACGCATCACGCCCACCCTGTGGCTTCAGAGCAGCAGCCCGCGCACTAGCCTCAGCCGCCTCACGCTGCTGATCTAACCTGTCATACTCAAGCTGCGTCGAGATGGCTAGTTCTTCTCTGCGGAAAGCGTCGTCAGCGGCGAACCTTTGGTTTTCGGCCATCTGTTCTTGGGCTTTAATAGCGGCCTCTGCCTCAAGGTCTTGGGCATTGGTTTGTGTATCAGCATCAAGTTGCGCCTGCTCCGTCATCAGGTTAACTTCAGCGTCTTGTGTGCGTTCCTGCAAACGGGCCTGAGCCTTGATCTGCTCGGTCTGTGCAGCCACCTGTGGGCGCGTCTGCAATTCCTGAGCCTTCAACTCAAGTTCCTGACCGCGCAGCCCAAGTTCAGCCTGACGGTACTCAGTCTCGCCCTGTAGCTTCTGACCCTCAAGCGCCAACATGCCCTTTTTGTACTCGGCCTCGGCTGTATTCTTCTCAGCATCAGGGTTCGGCTGTGGCTGTGCATTTTCCATGCTCTCAACCCACTCATCAACCAACCCCTCAAGCTCACGCCCAGCCCGATACGGACCAAGCTGGAACTTGATGAGCCCACCAGCCATCTTAGCGCCAGCAGGCCCGCTCATAGCCAACGGAGCTAAAGCCTGAGAGGCCGTGACAAACACCGTCATGAACTCGTTTCGGCTTTCCTTCTCAGCCTGTTCATCGGGGTAAATCGTGCTGTCTGTCTCGATATCGAACACGAATGGCCGGGTCTTGCTATCATCCAGCAATTCCTTCACCATCTCCTCAGTCACCGACTGCCCGATCTTGGCAATCTGCGGCTGGTATTTGGCTATGATGGCTTGCTGCGCCTGTTGGTATTGCGCCTGCGCACCCTCAAGAGCCGCTGGATCACCTCCCTCCTGGTTTGCCAAGGCTTGTTCAGCCTGCTCAGTCAGTGCCTCAAGTTCACCGCGCGCAGCTTTCTCAAGCTCACGCATTTGCTTTTTGATGTCGGCATTGGTCGGCAGTTCCATCTGGGACATGTCAATCAAAGTGTCCCAGTCGAACTCCTCAGCCATGATCTCGACCATGATGCACACGGTGTCACGTGCAATGCGGACAAGCTCACTCACACGATCACGGATGCGAACCGAGCCATACTGTGATTTGAGCTTCTGAGCGGTAGCAGTCTCTTGCGCATCGCTCTCACCTCGCATGATGTCGGCAATGCCAAACAGTTCCTGCACGTTACCGATGATTTCGCGCCGGGCTTCAACGGCAGACAGGATAGCCTGCGCCACCATATCAATCGGGAGCCACTCGATCCCGTTTTTACCGTCGCTCATACTCATGGCAGGAACGGGGATCATCATGTAGCTGGCGTCGTCAGAGCGAAGCGCCTGCTCGATAGCATCGCCAACGTCAGTCCCAGCGGGAATAATGCCCTTGACCACCAGCTTCTCACACAAGTCGTGGATACGCACCGTTAGGCTGTTGATCGTCTCTAGCTGATCCTCGATATAAGAGATATCCGGCACCGGAACCAAGGAACGCCGCTGCATAGTCCCATACGCTGGCCGTGGGCAGGGAAAGAACCCCTTGAGCTTCAGGTGTGGCTCTCCGCTATCTAAGAACTCTTCACAGCCCTCAGCGACCCAGTAAACCTTGTTCTCAACCTTATCCCATACCTCATAGAATGGGGCCTTGTCGTCATCGCTAGCCCAAGCGTCATCGCCAACGCGGTCTTTGTGTGTTCCGTAGTTGGCTTGCATCGCAGCTTCGCCAAAGCGCTTCTTGGCCGCTACGCGATCCAGCCAAGCAATGCGCCAAACCATGCCGACTTCGGACCATTTACGCGCTATCGAGTGGCCGAAGTCCTTGCGGTCCAGATGCTCAATGCAAACCTTTTCCCCATCGCCCTCATCCTCATACGTCAGCCAAATCACGCCACGCGCGTTAATAACGAGGTCATCGCGCACACTGAGCATCACCTGATCAATGTCGCTCTCGTCAAAGCCCGCAACAGCGCAGCGCTCAAGCAACTCACTCGCCACACGGTTAACCGGGCGGCGATCCTTGAACTTAGGCGTCACTACAGGCACAGGCGGGCGGGAGTAGATAGATGGCTTGATGACCTCTACAGAGGCCCAGAACAGGTTATATTCGCGGTCGATAAAGCTATCGCCCACAGCGTCAAAGCCGGAGAGCGTCTGCAGGGAGCTATAAAGCTTGTCGATGCGGTCGCACTTAGCCTGCCAAGTGTCAAACTTGCGCTCAGCGTCTTTGACAATAGCCAAAATGCCCTTTGCAGAGCGATTGGCCTCGTCAGCCTCTCCTGTGCCTACGTTGTCGTAGGTGACGGGATCAGGCATGCGTCACGCTAGCGCGTACAGCTTCTTCGCACTCTACAATCTTCAATACAGGCAAAGGTGTTTTTGTCATCAGAAAACGTCCCGCCGCTGCCGCAGACCGATCACGTTCTTTCATGAGAGCGCGGGCCAGCACCTCCGCATAACTCTGTTCATCGCCCCAAGCTTCGATAGCGTCTCTGGTAAGGAGCCACACATCCTCAGGGACATCTTCGGGCCTATCCCATGCGACACCCATAACTAAATCGTCCCCTCAATCATCTTCTTGAGCATCGGCGCTAGCACCGAGTCCATGCCGCGCTCAGTCGCAATCTTGACGTTGAACGTATCCGCCGTGATGGACGACGCCACGTAATCACACAGCAGCGGAGCGCCCAACGCTAGCTCCTTGAGCCTGAGACTGTTGCCGACGTTAGCCGTAATCTGTGCTGTGAGTTCCTTGGCTAGGCCACCAGCTACACCGAGTGCTTGCAGCTTCTGCGTGTTATTCAGGGGCATGATTTAATCCTGTGGCCGAACAGTTCTTGGACGTTAGCATGAGGCGGGTGAACGTGCAAGCCCTAGTCTTCCAGGCCAAGTGCTTCCATTATTTCATGCCCGTAACCTGTGATATAAGCAACCAGCAAATCCCTAGCCTTGCCGCGAGGAGCTATCCACAAAGCTGTATGGATCATCCAACGAGCTAAGTGCCAACGTGCGTACCAAATAGTTTTTTTCATCCCATCCTCCTATGAAAAAGCCCCGCCATTGCTGACAGGGCTTAAATTCTAGGGCAAGTCCTCTTGATGGTGATATAGCCTAGATCAACACACCATCGGATCGGCCTACAGGCTGGCAGGGATTTTAACCCGACATCAGAGAGGCCCTATTTGTGCGGCTCGCCTAACCATTACCCTCGAATACTACTAGTGGGGCAGGGACAACATGGCTGGCTGAGATGCGCCTACATCCGCTTCGGCGCTGAGGAAAGCCCCGTGTTAGTTAGCCGCGTCGATCTGGCGCTTAACGCCACCCTTACGACCGTTATTGTCATGATCCAGTGGATCAGCCTTAGCCTCATCACCAGCCGCACGCTCCCGCGCAAGCTCGTTCTGGCGATCAACAGCAGTCGGCATATCCGAGGCGGTCACTTCGCCTTCCTGCTTTGCGGCCCATGCTTCGAGAGCCTTGGCGCGCAGCACAGGGCTGACGTTCTCGGGAAATGTGGTCATGTTGCCCTCGACGTAGCCAGCAGCTTCGAGGTCTTTGAGTTCTGCGGATGTGAGTTTAGCCATGGTGTTTATCCTGTGTTAGTCGGTGCCTGAGGTTGTGGGGGTAACGATCCTGCGGGCAAGCCGTTCCTTGAACGACGCGTAGCGAATGTCTAAAGGAATACCCCTTACGATCCCTGCCCAATCAAACTTTAACGTGTCATATCCTGTGAAAAACAACCAATCAGTATTATTAACCTTCGGGCTGAGCGTTTGTATTGGCCCCCACACGTCAACGTCAATTCCCTGCCACAGCATCCTCATCCCCCTCACTAGCCACCGGCTCCAACTCGTCCAGCGTCAACCCATACTGCAAATAGGTCTGCAGTCTAGCCTCAATCTCCAGCCCGTTCAATAGCTGAGGCGTCACAAGCTTTGTGCCATACATTGCATTCTGCTCGTCAATCATGTCTTGGCGCACACGGTCGCGGGCCTCTTTGATCGCGGCTAGGGTGTAGCTAGGCATTGGGTGGCTCCTTGGCATGCGCTAAGGCAATTGCCGATATAGCTTGCTGCATTACAGTTCTAAGGGCCTGCGCAAGAGTTGATGGTTGGAGCAGGTCAACATGAAAGCCCGCGTCAAAATGATCACCAGCCTTTCTAATAAGATTTACGTCAGAACTTTCCACTGTCGGCGCACATGAAGCATCACAGCTAACTTGACATTCGCAGACAGAATACCACCAACCGGGCAGCGCAGCCTTGAACTCAATGATTGCTAATTCTAGTTCATTTTGTGGTTTGGTTTGCCAATCAATCATTGTATCCGAGCCTTTTGTTAACGGCTCGGATACAAGCGTCAACTCCATCATTAAACGAAGCCATCTCCCCATCTATGCCTTGGCTTGGTTTGTATTTTAATTCAGTTAATTCCTCCACAATGATGCATCTTTCCTCCTCTTGAGTGCCAACTCTAAGTCTTGCAGCACATTCCTTCAAAGCCACCTCCTCAGCAGTCGATAAGGTTTGAACGACAACGATCTTAATCCAATCCATAATTTCTTCGGCAGTATCCCAGGCCTCTTGGCTCACGTCCTCCGGTTTAGACATCACCGTCTCCTCATCCTCATCTGTGGCGCAACTATGCCATCTTCGTCCGAGACTGGCAAGGGGGTTGTGAGGTCCGCAGGCTTGCCCGCCAGCATGCGGTCAATCAACTGCCCGACCAAACCCAATGCGTCAACCTGATCGTCATGCACGCCGACAGGGAAACTCATCATCTCGGTGATCAGATCGCTCAGCCACGGCGCATCCTTTGACACATATAGCCCACGTGTTGCGATCAAGCCCCGGAATGACTGCGCACGAATAGCCTTGTCGCCCCTCGTCGGGAACTGCTCACGAGATACATATGCGCCCCTGCTAAGCTGCGCCCGCGTCAAGAATGGGCCAACGCCAGACTTGATCTGTCCGGTTTCCTCAGCCCAACCAATGGGCTTCCACTTCTGCACTAGATCGCAGAAAGCCTCAACCCAAACATCAGAGCTTGCCTGTGCCCGCCATAGGTCCATCAGCCACGGCTTGCCCTCTGGATCAAGCCCCACCACAGCGTGAACCGTGTAGTCTCCTCCGTTGCTCGTCACAGCGTAGTCAGACCCGCCATAGATCCGCAGCGTTGCCCTGTCGGGCATGCTGTCGACTTGGTGTATCCATTCGCGCTTGAAATAGTCGCCTGTCTCAGGGCTTGGCCGTTGCTGATATAGCGCAGACCAGTCACGCGGAGGAAGTGCGCGCTTAATCCGCTCTAGCGCCGGAATGTCGTACTGCTCAGGCCAAAGCGCCGTTCCCTCATCGGATATGGCTGGAAGGTCAAGAACGACCCAATCTTCGTGCTTATGCTCAATCTGCAGCCAGCCAGCTAGATCGTCCTCGTGCCAGCGCGTTTGGATGACCACGATACGGCCTCCGGGCATTAGGCGAGTATATGCCGTAGAGGTGTACCAATCTTTGGTCTTTTTGCGGATGACCTCGCTTTCGGCTTCCTCACGGTTTTTCACCGGGTCATCGATCAGCAGCAGATGCGCGCCACGGCCAGTCAGAGGCCCACCAACGCCCACAGCGTAGAACGCGCCACGCTGGCTTGTCGAATGCTCGAAACCGCCGCTGTTGCCCTCCACAGCGAAGCGTGAGCTAGCGCGGCTATCACCTGACAGGCTTACACCGGGGAACACGGCCTGAAAGCTCGCGTCCTCAATCTGGCGTTTAACCTTGCGGCCGAAATCGTCGGCCAAGTCCTGACCATAGGTTGCCGTGACGATGTAGTGGTTTGGATTTCGCCCAAGATACCACGCGGGGAAAAACTCAGACGCCAGCATGGATTTGCCGTGACGCGGCGGCATCGTGATCATCAACCGGGTAATGTCACCACGCTCCACTGCCTCAAGATGGCGCGCGATTAGAAGGTGGTGCTTGGCTAGCTGGTACTGAGGCCATTGATAGGCGGCGTAGCTGACCAGCCTGCTGAAGGCGTAGTCCTCAGCTGTTAGCTTGCGGGGAACGTCGATGACGAGTTCGGTCATGGGCGGAGGTATAGGGCCTCAACAAACTTATAGTCCATCGAATGAGGCTCCCAATTAATGTGATTCCACGCCTCATGCTCAGTGTCGCGCCAGCGCCAAGCTACAGGCCCATGACCGTCTAAGTAAACTATCTTAGCTCCAGCTTCTCTTAAACAGTTTTTAATTGCATTTGGGTCAACATCGCCGGTCCGGCTCGCATATTCATCACAGAACTTAGAGAAAGCCTGCTGATCCTTGTTGTCCATCACGCCGCCAACGCCTGTTCAGCCAGAGCGGCATTGATGATATTTGCAGCGTCAGCCATCTCAGCCTGTGCCTTAGCAATCTGCTTCTGCAAACGTGCAAGCTTCTTTTCAGCTTCGTCTTGGCGGCGGAAACCTTCATTTCGGACTGCATAGAAATCCAAATCAGCAAGGTTGGAAACTTCGTATGCGGTCATCAGCTTCAAGTCGTTTGGGTTAAGCATCATCTCATCTCCGTTTGATGCCCCTTTATCCCACACACTTGCGCACACGTCAACAGGTTATTTCAACAAACTACGAATTAGCGAGTGCTGCGGCTGCAACTGCTGCGTCTCGCTGTTCCTTGGAATAATTCACAACATCGACCGAACCGCTAAGCTCAGTCGAGGACAGATCAGGCAAAACCTTTTTCAGCAAAGCAACGCCAGCCGTGATCTGTGTGGCTGACATGTCACGCCGTCCTTCCACATGCTCGATGAGGGCATTGAGGATATTGCTGTTTTGAATTTTAACCCGGTGTTCGTCCGACATCCGGAAACCAGGTTTACGCCCACGCTCTGCCAACTATTCCTCGCTTGTTTCTTACCCCCAAATACCTAGCACGTTGCATAGCTCTGCGCAAGGGTCTGGCGATAGCCGAGTTGGGGTTCGGTTAAATCGTGACCCATCCATTCATCGTATAATTGCGATGGAACTCATATAGCACTGTAAAGACAACTAAACTACTGTAGTTGTTATATTCTAAGAGGTTGGAATGGGTATGCTATATAAATGTTGTCGCTTTTACAGTGCCGCATGACTTCCAACCCTATTGACAGCCTGAGACGCCCGTGCCATAAGGTTTCTTGAAAGGAAATCTAACCCATGCCGTTTTCTAAGCCTGGACGAAAGAAATCAGACGCAATGCTGTTTATCATGGGCCATGCCTATGCACCAACCGACGAATGCATCCTCTTCACCTACCCTCAAAAGCAACTTTCTTTTGGCGGCAGCACTAGGTCGCCTCATTGGGTTTCGTGCTTTCTTGTGAATGGCGCGCCTCCTGAGGGCACAGTTCCAGTGAGGAAATGCGGTGTTCGTGACTGTATCAACGGTACTCATTTTAAATGGGGAACGCTAGACGAGGCTCAATCGGCGCGTGTTTTTAGCTCTCGGGCTGGCGCGGGAAACCCGAATGCAAAGCTCAATGATGAGCAGGTGCGGGATATCAAATCGCGTGTTTATAAGAATGGCCGTGACAAAATGCTGACGGCTAAAGAGTTCGGGATTACACCCAAAACCCTTGGACTGATCCTTAAAGGGGTTAATTGGTCGTGGGTGAAAACGGATAAAGGAGACGAGTTTTGACCAAACCAGAAGATATCCCACAGGATGTGTGGGACCTTGCAGACAAGCACTTTGATGACTTCCTGAACTACTAACAGGGCACATTTCGTCCAGCCATACAGATCATCGCCCGCGCCATCCTTGCCGAACGTGAGCGGGCTTTGGAGGAGGCTGCTGTCGCCTGTGGCAGCTTTCTAATGCTCAATAGCAATGTGGATGTGTACAAAGTCGTCGCATGCGAGGAAGCCATCCGCGCCCTAAAGGAAACACCATGACCAACAAAAACCTAATCGACCGGCTTCTAAAACAGGACGAACTCGGAATTATGGGTGTGCCTAACGATCACAAATGGGTCGATTACGCCGATGCGGCACGAGCTATTGAGCAGAGAGATTTGGTTATTGAAAGCCTATCCCAAGCCCTTGCTTTCTATGCCGACATCTCAAAGTACCCTGAACCCTTTACGGGAGGGATGGGCGCTTTGTGGGAAGACTGCGGAAGTGTTTCCAACGCGGCGCTGCTCAACGCTCACGGTGAAACTGGAAAGGAAATTGAAGGATGAAAAGCACAAACCTAATCGATCGGCTTAGAGACCTGCCTAGACTCGATGACTGCGACGAAGCCGCCGCGCTGATCGAACAACAGGAGGCGGTTATTGCTTCGCTTATCGGCGCTCTTAAGAATGCCGACCAGTTTATGACCAACGGAATTGAGATTGGTTACATTCGTTTGCCTACTGCACCCGATAGCGCTCTGTTGACGCCAGGAATTGTGCGCTCTGCCATTCTCGCAGCCAAAACCCATTTAGGAGAGTGAGATGAGTGAACGCGCTCAACGGCGTCTAGGTGTGGTTTTGGCGTTTATACTGGTCTTCGGCTTAATCGTCGGCGTTACCAGTCTAATGCCGGTCGAAATTGGCTCGTCTGTTTCCATGCTCCTTGGTTTGATACTTGGCGCGTGGGCTGTTACCGCGTGGCTATACCCATGAAAGTCCCCATCACCGACCAAATCACCGAAGCCCGCCGCTGGCTGAGTGTGCTGCCTGCGGGTCCGAGGCGGGACGCGTGTGAGGGGGTGGTGCTGTCGTTGGAATTTATGAAGGTGTACCGTTCGGATTTTTATGAGTTCATGGCGCAGCGGAGCCGTGACGTAAAATAATCTCTTTTCGGCGCATTTTGGTGTTGACGGTGTTAACGCGGTAAGTTAGGTTAAGTCATCAAACGGAGAGAAGAAATGAAACTTCAGCTTAACGAACTCAACATGATCCCTGCAAACTACCCCAAGAAGTTTTTTCGTGTGTCAACATGGAACACCGGTTCGTTCGTAGCGGATTTCACGACCGAAGCTGAAGCCATTGCTGCTTCATATGCTAGCCTAAACGGTACGAAGTACGACCACAAGGTTTCAACAATGCAGATGGCGGGGGCGTAATGCCCCCCAAACCTCGAAACACCGACCGTCACAAGCCAGGATATATGGCAGCGTACATGCGAAAATACCGCGCTAAGATCAAAGCTATGCAACAGCCATCTAAAACAAACGCAGAGATTAAGGAGAGATAGAATTATGGCGGACAAAACAGAGATCGTTGCAACTATGCACACGTCTAAAACAGAGACCCTGTTTGGCAAGGGATGGTGCCCTAACATCATGGGCTTTACCTCGCAGCCTCTTTATGCAGCGAAGCCGAAGTGTGCCCCAACCGCCTTCCGCTGGACCCCTGCCATGTCCGCCGTATTTCCGGTTCGGCTGACGATGTCGCAGCTTACCGCGATGTGGTTGGCTTTACATGACGCGGCTGAGTATTCGGTTATCGGTGCATTGACTGACGATCCTAAGCCCTTTCCGGGGGCGAGTGATGGTTGGATTGAATGGAATGGGGGTAAGTGCCCAGTAAATGATGGGCAGAATACTGAAGTTAAGTTCAGAAACGGAAATATAATCTCTGACTCATTCACCGAAAGCTTGAGATGGACAAAGGGCGCGATACATCCTGAATATGACATCATTGCTTTTCGCTTGGGAAAGCCATGACAATCATCCAACTCATCCGCGACGACGAACCAATCACAGTCTTTCTAGACTGGCAAAGCTGCGACGACCAAATCCACACACTCAAAGCCCACACCCGAACCGGGCTTGATATCAAACTATCCCCCACCGAAGAAAACGACGCGCTAGAGAAAATCTACTCTGAAATTCCTGTTAATTATTATGAGCTTTATTGAGGAGAATGATCGTGGCTAAATTTAAGATTGGTGATCAGGTTACTTGGGTAGGCGGAAGACCCGAAAAGATGACATACGGGAAAACGTATGAGGTCGTCTCATTTGATGAACCCTTCGTTCGTGTGGTTTCTGATGAAGGGAAAACCGAGGGCTGGGTCAGTTCTTGTTTTGAGCTTGCACCCACCTCTCAAGGCCCCGTCCGCACCAAAACTGTGAAAGAGATTGAGCCTGGTCGATATGGGTGCATTACCGTGGCCTCTGGAGTTAACGGCAATCGAGTTCAGTTGGTCATGGCATCTATAAGCGCTGAACTAATGACTTGGTATGACGCCTCCGAACTCCGCGCCGCCGCCCTAGTCCTAACCCAACTTGCAGAGGCTTTGGAAGAATGACCACCTTATCGCTAGCCGTAATTTCCACTGCCCTTGCTACACTCACTGTCGTTTGGGTTCTAACGATGGATGGCGGATTACTCAGTTTTTGGGGTTTGTGATGGAACTGGCTTGGTTCGCGGCGTGGATGATATGGCTAGGTTGCGGAGGATGGGCGTTTTCAGCCTATATGAGGGAGTCTGTTAAAGAGGCTCCAGTTGGCGCACTTATGCTATTTTGTATCCTGCTTGCGCCGTTCGCCCTAGGCGATGTTTTGTATATGAGGAAATACCCAAATGATTAGCCCCCTATCACTGAAATACCGCTGGCGAGTAGGCGTTGGCCTCGAAGCGGCGCTATCCGAGGATATCGAAACCTATGGCGACGGTCACGACTGGATGTACCGCGCCTCTCGCGTCCCAAGCGTTCAACTCATGTTCGCAACGCCAGGAGAGGCTGAATGCGCTATCGAAGCCCGAGACGAGGCCGTGAGCGCGGCTGAGTCTGAAATGGTTGGTGTGGTCGCTGTTACGGAGAAGCCGGTATGGTTGAGGCTGTAAACGATACGCTC